TGGCAAGCCTTTATTCCACTGTCACGGCGGTTGCAGCCAAGAGGATGTCTTTCACACCATCAGAGCACTCAATCTGCTTCCCGAACTCTTGGACAAGCCTGACCCACTCGCCAACATCAGACCCATTCCGCGCAACATACTGGAACAAGAGTGGGCGTATCAGGATGAGGACAGACAGACAGTGTTTGTCAAGCAGCGGTACAAGATAGGGGAGTCTGGAAAGACTTATAGACTCTACAAAGTTGATAGTGATGGCAGACGCTCCACAACGCTTGGAGACGCACGCATCGTGCCGTACAACTTGCCTGCACTCTTAGACGCGAAGACAGCGGGGCGCAATGTCTTCTTGGTAGAGGGCGAGAAGGCAGCGGATGCGATCAAGTCAATCGGCATGATCGCCACCACCGCGCACACTGGCGCCGGATCATGGCCAGCCGCCATCACCGAATACTTTGCCGGAGCGCAAGTCATCATCGTGCCGGACAACGATGTGGCGGGTTGGGGTTATGCATATAAGGCTGCCGAGGCAATCTTGCCCATCGTCAAGTCACTGAAGGTAGTTGACCTCGGACTGCAAGGCCAAGGTGACGATGCCTTTGAATTCATTGAGGCGGGTGGCGGTAGAGCCGAGCTGGTGGCGCTGGTCAAGGCAGCGGCAGCCATCACATCGCTGGATCAGTTAACGATGCCCGAACGATTGAATCCGATCACCAGTGCAGCAACACAGTTGCCGCAGACACCGCAAGCACCGTCAGAGTTTGACATTGCAAAGGAATTCGAGTCAGAACCACCAGCACCACCAAAGCCGTCAAAGCAAATACAGATCGAGCATTGGGACAGCATCCAAGACGAGCCGGTGAAGTGGTTGATTGATGGCGTGTTGCCGGTTGGCGCATTCAGTGCGCTCTATGGACCGCCAGGCTCATTCAAGTCGTTCATTGCCTTGGACATTGCACACGCCATCGCCACAGGAACGCCGTGGATGGACAGAGAGGTCAACGAGGCAGGTGCGGTGCTGTACATCGCAGGCGAGGGCTTTGGCGGTATCGGCGCAAGGATCAAGGCACTCAAGATTCACCACCGAACAGAGAGTGGCGCACCGATCTATGTGGTCAGGCATCAACTCAATCTCAGATCAAGCATCGAAGACTTCAACGCGCTGGTGCTGGCCATCGAACAGCTTGTGCAGCAGTCGGGTATCGAATTCAAGCAGATCGTCATAGACACGCTGGCCAGAGCCTTTGGCGGTGGCAACGAGAACTCCAGTGAGGATATGGGAGCGTTCATCACAGCCTGTGGACGCATTCAGCAGATCGTGCAGGACTGTGGGCTGATGATCTTGCACCACAGTGGAAAGGATGCCACCAAAGGACTGCGCGGTCACTCCAGCCTACTCGGGGCAGTGGACACCGAGCTGGAGCTGCTCAGATTCGAAGACAGCATGAAAGGAATCGTCACCATCAGCAAGCAAAAGGACGGTGCGGACAACGACAGGATCGGCTTTGAGATGGTCACGGTGGAGCTGCCAGCGCCACAAGGATCACTCCAGATCGGTGAGCCGCAGACCAGTTTGGCCGTCAACCCATGCGAACTCGGGCAGTTTGACGCGCTGAAAAGGGACGCAAAAGGCGCGTCCAGCAACGCAGGACACGGCAAGAATCAGGTCTTGTCGCTCCAATGCTTGGAAAATGCGATTAAGAAGAATGGCTTCTTGAAGTTAATCGAAGGTTCACAGCGCATGGTGGTGGATTTGAAGCACTGGAGAGAGGAATTGTGGTCAAAGATGGGGTGCACAGATGAGGATAAGGACAGCTTCAAGGTCACTTGGCAGCGGGTTAGGAAGGACTTGTCCAGACATGGACATGGACAGATCAGCGATGGATTTGCGTGGTTGACCGTCAAAAGTGAATCAAGCGAATCGTTCTGAGGCTGTATGAATATACAGGGAACAGGGAACAAACAAGGAACAAAAGGGGAACAAATGTTCCGCACAAGGGAACAGGAACAAACCGAGAGTCTAGGACTCGGAGGTTTGTTCCCTGTTGTGTGTTCCCTATTTGCAACAAAACGAAGGAAAGCGTAATGGCAACAAAGAAGTCACTCAGACAGCATCCAGTGGTGGTGAGTCCAAGTCCACAAGCAGATGCGTGGACGGTTTATGTGCAATCAAGGTTGGTGGAACTGGAGGCAGCGAAAGCGGCCAGCGATAGGAAATGGGGAGAAAATCGACTGATTACTTTAGTAGACAGTGAGTTGAGGGAGAAATTCTGGACGCAGAACGGCAGATTGCACCAAGCGATTGCGTCAAAGGATCATGCGAAATTCGATTCCAGTCTGGCGGGGATGATCAGGGCTTATGGCGTGTTGGATCAGTGGGCAGCAGATCAAGGCATCACGCCAGCCAACGATCAGATTCCGAGAATCGAGTGGGAGATGCAGACAGGTCAGGTCATGGTCATTGTCAGGACGGTCAACGAGACGCTGGCTATGCAGCGGGAGAGACAGGAACTGAGCAACCATTGCATTTGGAGCATGGAAGAGCTGGAGGTGATCTTCAACGATCCGCTGGTGCAAGAAATCATCAAGGTCAAAGCCTTTGATCCAACCGCCAAGGTGGTCAGCTTCAAAGCCAACAAAATCGGTGGAGAATCAGGCTTTGACGACTTCCCAGATGACCTTGAGGTGCTGGACGGTCCACCAGCAGAAAAGAAATTCAACAGCAAACAAGCGGAGAGGTTCAAAAATGGAACAAATTAAGCGATTAGGGGCTTTGATCAAGGAAAAGGTACTGGACATCGTCCAGCGGATTAAAACGGCTTTAAAGCGGGTCTGAGCGTGGTTGGTAACCCAAAACGAAGACAGGACATTGCTTTTCTCAACGATATGCCCGAAGAGATGATCTTCAGCATGGTGGAAAGCGGGAAAAGCATTGCCAACATCTGCATCGAACTCGGGATCAGCAAGCGTGCGCTCGATGACTGGATTGAAGAAAATGATCACGGTGCTATGATTGCGCGTGCGCGCACGCGTGCAGCAGACCTTTTGGCGTGTGAGACGGTGGAGATCGCGGACGGCATGGATGTCGATCACGCGCAGCGCGATGTCCAGCGCATCCGAACGCGCCAGTGGCTGGCTGAACGGTGGGATCAGAAGACTTATGGCTTACAAAAAGCCGCGCAAATCAACATCAATGTCCAAGACCTACGCATGGCGGCATTGCGCCATACCGAGGTGCTCGAGGACTTATCCACAGAAAATCGCAATGGTTAAGCACATTGGCCTGTGCATAACTGCAAAGTGCCTGCTGATTGAGCAGAAACAGGTCAGTTATCCACAATTGACTTAACATAATGGACATCGTGTTAAATGGATATTGTCAGCAATCTGTAAGAAAGCATATGAATCAACGACTTAGTGATGCATACCCCTGTGGATATCTTTTCGCTGTAAAGTGGGCGCGGCCTGCGCCTGGCGCGGCGCGATGCCCCCCCTTGCGCGTTTGCGGCGGGGGCGGCTGATGACGCAGCCAAACACCTACCGAATCCCATAACCCGATGACCACCACCCCTACCCCCACTGCCACAAAGAAGGCCGCCCCGAAAAAAATTTCCAATGATTTGGTGGCCAATAACCCTTTTGTCGAATTCGTCAAGCTGTACAAGCACAACCCTGTCCTATTCGTCCGCGAGGTGCTCAACACTGAGCCTGACCAGTGGCAGATTGAATTCTTGAATCACATTGCCAATGGCAACCGCCGTATCTCGGTGAGGTCTGGACATGGCGTTGGCAAGTCCACCGCTGCGAGCTGGGCGATGATTTGGTATTTGTTCTTGCGCTTTCCGGTCAAGGTGGTGGTGACAGCACCGACCAGTTCACAGCTCTACGATGCCTTATTTGCCGAGGTCAAGCGTTGGGTGAAGGTGCTGCCGCCAATGCTGGCCGAGCAATTGGATGTGAAGCAAGACCGTATTGAGGTGATTGGCGCAAACGAGGAGGCGTTCATCTCGGCCAGAACTTCCCGCGCCGAGCAGCCCGAAGCCTTGCAGGGGGTGCACTCTGACAATGTGATGCTGGTGGGGGATGAGGCTTCCGGTATACCTGAGAAGGTGTTCGAGGCGGCCAGCGGAAGTATGTCCGGACATAACGCCGTGACGCTGTTACTTGGCAATCCGGTGCGTTCCAGCGGCTTCTTTTACGACACCCACAACCGTCTGGCGGGGGATTGGGTGACGATGAAGGTGAGTTGCGCCGACTCGCCCCGCGTCAGTGAGGCGTACATCGAGGAGATGAAGGCGCGTTACGGTGAGGACTCCAATGCCTACCGCATCCGCGTCTTGGGTGAGTTTCCGAAGAGTGACGAAGATACCGTCATCCCCATGGAATTGCTGGACTTGGCGATGAATCGGGATGTAGAGGCGAGTCCTTACGCGCCATTGGTGTGGGGCTTGGATGTGGCACGCTTTGGCTCGGACCGTTCCGCATTGTGCAAAAGGCGGGGGAATGCGGTGACTGAGCCGATCAAGACTTGGAAGAATCTGGATTTGATGCAACTGACGGGTGCGGTGGTGGCTGAGTTTGAGATATTGCCGCCATCTGAGAGGCCGACAGAGATACTGGTTGACAGCATTGGACTTGGCGCTGGCGTGGTTGACCGTCTTAGAGAGTTGAATCTGCCAGCTCGCGGCATCAATGTGTCTGAGAGTCCAGCCATGGGTACGACTTACCGCAACTTAAAGGCCGAGCTTTGGTACAAGGCCAAGTCGTGGCTTGAGGCGCGGGACTGCCGTCTGCCAAAGGATGAGCTGCTGATTGCTGAGTTGGCGACAGTCAGGTATTCGTTTACCTCTAACGGCAAGATTCAGATTGAGGGTAAAGATGAGATCAGAAAGCGTGGTTTGGCCTCGCCAGACAAGGCTGATGCTTTTTGCTTGACCTTTGCTTCTGATGCTGTGATTGGCATGATGGGGTCAAAGGCCAGCACGAAGTGGAGTCAACCATTGAAAAGAAACCTATCAAGGGTTGCATAATTCGTTTATTCAAGGAGTAACGCATGAAGATGACCAAGGCACAAAAGAAAGTCGGTTCTGTAATGAAGGAGTACAAGGAAGGCACATTGCACTCTGGCAAAGGCGGCAAAGTAGTCAAGAATCCACGCCAAGCGGTGGCTATTGCTTTGAGTTCTGCCAAGATGCCCATGCGCGGTGCGCGTACAGCGAAGAACATGAAGACCAAGGGGATGCGTTAATGGCTACGCTCAAGCGCACCATGGATCAGGCCATGGACCAAGATGAGGGTTACGAGGATGGCGAAAGCTGCCCCATGTCCACACAAGACATCACGCTGAACTTGAAGAATCGCGCCAAGGCGATTGAGTCTGCGAACTACGGTCCTGAGAATCCTGCGCTGCCCAACAAGCAGTATTGGATGCAGATGGCCAAAGAGTGGGGCGTTGACGCTGAAGACGCAAAGATGAGCCGCTGCGGTAACTGTGCGGCCTTTGATCAGGAAAAGTCGATGCTTGATTGCATTGCCAAGGGCATTGGCGATGAGGGCGACCCTTGGGCGGTGATTGATGGCGGTGACTTGGGTTACTGCGAGATATTCGACTTCAAGTGCGCGGCCAGCCGCACCTGCTCGGCTTG